CGGCCGGGCTGCATCTCGCCCTGGCGCATGTTGTAGTCGGTGTCGCGGTTGATGGTCTCGCCGGTCGGGCCATTCCACAGCGGCGCGCCGATGGCCTTCAGGTTCGTATAGGTGCGGGTCAGCGTCGTCGGGTCGAGGTTGTTGCCCGCCACCAGCGCGGCCCGAGAACCGGCCGCCGCGACGTAATTGACCTGGCTGACGGCGTTGAGCGCGTTCCAGCCGTTGCGCTCCTTCGTCTCGGCGAGCTGCATGCCGAGGCGGTCGGAGGCGATCGAGAGCAGGTCCTGCTGCACCGTCACCATCGCGACATCGGTGAAGACGATGCGGCCGGCCCACTGCAAGGCGATGCCGGTGACCTGGCTGAAGGTTAGCTGGTTCGGCGCCGGCGGCACACCCTCGGAGACGGGGGCGGTCGGCAATGGCAGGCGGTTCCAGCGGTTCGCCGTCCAGGTGACGCCGTGACCGTGATCCAGCGTCTTCTTGTCGGCGAATTGATAAAGGACGAGGTAGCGCTGCGCGACCTGCAACGCCTTCCTGTCGATGGTGCGGGTGATCGCGCCAGCGAAACTGGCTGAGGTATTGACCGTGGCCGCCATCGCTTAAAACCCTCCCTGTCCGAGGGGGAGGGTCTGGACCGTCCCCCTACAACCGTCCGCCACCCTGGAAATACTGCTGGACGAGCATCTCGTCGTGCTCGGGTGATCCGGGGGCCGGGCGGCGACCGCCGCTGGCTCCGTCCCCTCGCCCATTGGTCGGGCGCGTCTGCTGGCCCTCAACACGGCGCTGAGCACTGCGGCGCTGCGCAGGAGCTGCCCGCGCGGCGCGCTTAACCGCGTCACGGCCGACAAGGCGATGCAGGATATCGTCGCGCGAGGCGCGCAGATTTCCCCGCTGCCGCTCGGCGGCAAGCTCGCGCTCGACCTCTTCCCGATACTGGGAATGGACGCGGCTGGTTCGGGCCTCTCGGTCGAAATCGCGCTTATCAAGCTGGTCCTCGGTATGCAGCTGCTGCATCAGCAGCATCTGCTGAAACTGCTGCGCCTTCTCGTTGGCTACGTACTCGATCTGCTGATCGACCGACATCATCGACAGTCGATCGGCCCGCTCCTGCTGTGCCCGCTGCTGCGCCGCGTAGTCGATTTGCTGCGGCTGCTGCTGCGTGCGAAACTGCTCCGCCGCCTGCCTGAACCCCCGCGCCTCCGCCAGTTCCCGCTCAAGCTGCGCGTTCTTCTCGCGCAACCGCTCGGAGCGGCCCGGCCGGCGCCTGGGGCTCGGGTCTACATCTTCTTCGGCGCCTTCTTCGCCATCGCCCCCTTCATCGGGGGCATCCCCTTCTTCGACGGCTTCGTCGCCATAAAGCCCGGCATCTTGCCCTTCGACTTCTTCGATTTCGCCAAGGTCAAGCTCCTCGCCCCCATCAACCGGGGGAAGCTTCGGATCGTCCGACATTCCTATCTCCCGTCCCCTGGCTACACGCCGAGCCGGCGATACCGCCCAGGTTCCCGCGCCTTACGCGCGCACGATCAGGGTAAGCTACAAAATGTGGTAACAGTCAAGCTAGAACTACATATTCCTCGGGAAGCCGATGCCGCCGGCTCTGCTCATCTGGTCTGGATGCACCATCCCGTTAGGACCGCGCATCTGCTGCGGGCCGGCTGGTTGCGAGCCGGGGGCGGGAGGCTGCGCGCCGGGCGGGCGGCCGGGGCCTCCGGGGCCGGGCAGGCCGGGGCGGGGCGGCTGACCCTGCTGCTGCATCGCCATCTGCTGCATCATCTGGGCCTGGATCTTGGCGGCGCGCTGCTGGAGGTGGGCCTGGAGGTGGACCCGCAATGTGTTGTGCGGGTCGCCCGTTTCCTGGATCGCCTGCATCGCCACCGGGATATGCTGCTCGTCATTGTCGAGCGGGTGCACCGGCACCTCGAACCCTTCCACCAGCATCACATTCTCCCGGTCCTGTGGGATTGTCAGCTGGTCGCGCACGTCCTGAATAGCAGATTGGCCCATCTCCGGCCCAAGCTGGTTGGTGATCATCTGCGCAATCACCTTGCCTGGGGTGAATCGCAGGCCCTCTGCCGCCAGAAGCTGCTGCATCGCGGGTTGCATCAGCGTGTTGATCATCGCGGTGCCGCCCTGCGCGAAGGCCGCGTTCTGCCGCACCTGCTCGCCGCCACGCCAGATAAAGGTCAGGCCATTGCGATTCTGGAGAGGGCTGACCGACTGCATCTCGGCCTTGCGGCCCTCCTCGCCGAACATGCGTATGAGGACGTCGCGGTCGCGGAACTGGTAGTCGAGGTCGACGATCCAGGCGACCGCCTCGGTCAACACGTCCTCCAGGGTCGAGACGCCCATCGCCGTCGTCAGCAAATCGACCGCCTGCTCCTGGGCGATCTGCGCCTGGGTCGGCTGCGTCGTCCGCGAGGACGAGGACGGCAGCATTGAGGGATTGACGTTCAGGTTCTGGAATATGGCTTGCAGCGCCATTTGGACACGGGTCGCGGCTCGCGGCGTGAGATCAGGGAACGTGAGGAGTTCGACCGAGCCGGGGGGCGCATCCCATACCGCTCCCACATTATAGACGAGCGGTCCGTCGACCTTTTCAGGGTCACGAGCGACGATCGGGGCGGCGGAAAGTGTTGCGGCATCCGCGCCTTCGTTAACCGCATCGTTCGCTTCATATTGCAGGCTCTCGACGTACTTGATCGGGGACGGACCCTTGGCGGCGCCAGCCATCTTCTTCACCGGGCGCGAAATCAGCGGGCAGCGGTCGTTCCAGTAGGGGTTGCGCTTGGCGCCCAACTGGCAGCGCTTCGGGCCGAAGAAGATGCGGCAGAGGCGCTTCCTGCCGTCCTCGGCGTAGCGCCCGGATTTGCCCAGCGGCAGCATCGCCCAGACTTCCCAGACCTGCGCCATCCGCCCCTCGTCGCGGATGCCGACCTGTTCCAGGATGTGGCGCTCGGTGTTGCGCTCCTCCTCGCCGACCCGGCCCATCTCGGCGACGAGCTTGTCCGCCTCGTCTTCACGGATGTTGCCGGCCCGCGCCATCGCCCGGATCTTGTCCTTCGACCAGCGGCGCACGATCGTGACGCTGCCGCCGCAGGACAGCGCCTCCTGCACCGTGTCGGCCGTCGCCGGCAATATCAGTACATCGGGATCGTGCAATACCTCGAGGACCGGATAGCCCTCGATGATGGTCTCCTCGGTGATGTCCTCGATCTCCTCGCCCGGCATTTCCTGGCCGGTTTCTGGGTCGATCGGGCCGTGTGTTTCACGTGAAACAATCTGCCGCTCGACCTCGGCCCAGTCCACGTAGAGGCTGTATTGCCCCTCGACCTGGCCATTGCGCACCAGCGGCTCGGCGACCTGCGTCTTGACCGACCCGTTGCGGATATAGTGGTCGAGGATCGCGACGAGCGCTGATTCGGTGTCCCCGTCGGCGCTGATCGCCTGCACGTAGCGGCCGCCCTGCGGAAACAATTGGTTCACGTAGCGGGTGACGATCGCCTCGATGGCGTCGTGGATGATCGGGAAATAGATGTTGGCGATACCGTTGTAATAACGGTGCTGGTTCGCCTCGCAGTTGTAGCAGTCCCAATAATCCTGGATGTCGTCGGAGCGGTCTTCCTGGTCGTCGAAGCCGCGCTTGATGTCGTCGAACAGATCGTCGAGGTGGGCGCGGATGCCAGCCTTCGGGGAGGAGCCGCCGCGCGGCTGCCGCCCCAGCAAATCCTGGTCGCGATCGACGGTCTCGCGTTCCGGCGGAAGCGCGATCGCGGGCAGGTCGGACATCAGCCCTTATCGGGTGCGGGCTGACGCAGCTCGCCGATCGGCCGCCTCCGCCTCGTCACCGGGCGTCGGATGACGCGCCTCCTCCAGCCGGGCGCGCATCGTCCGCACCCGGAGGCCGATGTTGCGGTAGGCCGGGGTCAGGTCGACCATCGCCTCGATCATGCCGAGGAGTTCGTCGATGACCCAGGAGCCGTCATCCTCGGTCTCCGGCGAGTCGGGCGGCAGGACGTGTCCGGCGGCCTCCGATTCGGCCATCGACAGGGTGCCCATCTCGGCCCGCTCGCCATCCGAGAGGCGACCCAGTTCGTTGGCGACGCGCAGGTCGCGCAGCCGGTTTGCGTCATCCTTCGGCATGTCGACCAGCGGCGCCGGGGCGCGGTCGGGGGAGAGGTCGCGCTGGATGCGGTCGGTGACGGCGGCCGCCTGCGGCACGTTGCGGGCTTCCAGCCCGGCCAACTCCATCTTCTCGTCTGGCGAGCGCTCGGCCTCGGGCTTGGCGCGGAGTTCCCGCAGCCGGCCCTGCTCGTCGGCGGTCAGGGCACCCGGCGCGGGGCCGGCGCCCGGCGGATTGGATCTGTCGGCGGGCTTCGGCGCGTCGGTGGGCCTGTCGTCATGGGATCGTGCCATCGTCTTCCTCCGATTCAGCTTGCCCCGGCGCCGGAGTTGGTGCCGATTGCCAACAATCGCTTCCTCCACGAACAGGATGCCGCGCCACTCACCTGTATAGCCAATGTCTGGCGTCAGCCACGGCATTTCTGGCCACTCAAGAGGTCGACTCATCTTCTCGCCGGCATCGCCGTCCTGAACCGGACCATACCAGAGCCAGCCGCGCCACACCATGCCTACCCAGAGCTTGCCATACCAAGCCGCCCCACAGCGTGCCGAATCCGGCCTAACCCTGCCGCGCCAGGCCCCTCCGAGCCGTACCGAGACAGACCGCGCCGCAGCCAGCCGCTCCACACCGTCCCAATACCTCACCCGCCCATACCGGGCATTGCTGCCCCGTACCATGCCGGGCCATGCCACCCCCGGCCATAGCTAACCGAGCCCTGCCATCCCAAGGCAGTCACTGCCGCGCCGAGCCTTGCCCGGCCCCGCCACGCCTAGCCGGGCCCGGCCTTGGCAATCAGGTGACGACTTTGAAATGCACGACGTTGTATCTCCCATACGTCGGCCTAAAGTCGCCCAACCCGCCGATCCGGCCGGCAGTCGAGATGACCTCGTTCAGCACCTGCGGCGAGATGTACTCCGGCAGGGTAACCATAAGGAGAAAAGTCGCGCTCCAACCAACCTTCATGGCTGGACGAGTCCGATTGATGCCGTTGCGCTGGACGACGGCTCTTCTTCTGTCTTCATAATCCCACCCGGTCGCCGCGCCACACCCTGCCTCACCGTGGCTTGCCTTGCCGCCGCTTGCCGTGCCCCGGCTTGCCGCAGAATACATCGGAGCCAAAGGGGTCAATGACACCACCCCAGCCTTGAACAGGTCCATCGCAGATTTTCGTGGAGAGCGCGGATCTTGGCGAAATTTCGCCGCCCCGAC